TAGGGTGGACAAAAATCCACCCGTCTAATATCAAAAACGTTTAAAGGGTTAATTTTGATTTTATCCATTTAATTCTTCGTAATGTGCAGTAAGACCAAATGGTGCTTCTAGTCCTTTATCATGATGTCCATGGATAATAAAAATAGTATCACAGTAATCTGGATCGCCCCAGCTACCGAAAGGATAGCCATCTGTAAACATAATAAACTTCTTAGGCGTAATATCGTTTGCTTTCATGTAGGTCCAGTTAGCATCAAAGTCAGTGCCACCGCCTCCCATAACTTCGTAGTCGGTGAGACTTTCGCCGCAATCGGCACTAAAATCTTGTTCATTGTATACTTTAGTATCAAAGCACCACAATTTAATATTGTAATCTTTGAATTGGTCCATAATGCCTTGTACTTCGCTTAGAAAAATGTTTGCTTGTTCGTTTCCAATGGAGCCTGACATGTCAACACCAATACAAACATCAATAGTTTCTTGAAAGTTCATGCCTGGCAAAATAACACCAGTATGCCAGCCTTTGCGTGAAGGACGCATAAATGTAAAATCATTTTTTACGGTGCTTTGGATTTGCTGACGGATGATTTCACCCCAGTTCATTTTAGGCTCAGTAAGGTCTTTAATAATTCTTGCAATTTCGCCCGGAGTGTTACCAGCGCCTGCGGCATTTGCTGCTGAAATCATGCTCTCTTTGATTTCGTCACGAATTTGTTTCATTTCTTCTTTTGAATATTTAGGTGCTTTACCCTTACCTTCGCCTTCTTCGTCTCCGTCATCTCCTTCTAAATCAAGGTGTTCGTCTAGCATCTCTCCTAACTGTTTTAGGAATTCTTGGCCTTGTTTTTCAAACTCTGGAAACAGATCATCGTATACTTCTTCCGAAGTCCACCCTTCGTATTTAAAGTCTTGAAAACAATCAACGATGCTGGGTTTAACACCAATACGATCGCGAACAAGTAAATTGTTAACAATATAATCTGCTGAAATATTATAAAGCATAGGATGACGATCATCTCTACGACCTAAGTGATCAAATACACAGTGTAGAATTTCGTGTGCAATTACAAACTCAATTTCTTTATTATCCATTGCATTAAAGAATTGAGTGTTAAAATACAAATTACGACCATCTACAGCGGCAGTCGGAATCCAGTCGTCAGCAGCAACAATTTTAAGACGTGTTGCCATATTACCAAAAAATGGATGACGGAGTAGCAAACCTACTCGTGCAACAATGATACGATCTAATACTTCTTCACGCATCACAGAAAGAGCATCTTCTGTAATATCTAGATCAGGTTGCCAATTTTTAAGTTTACTTGCAGTCTTGTCTGTAGACATTTGCATTGCAACGTATTGCGGTAAAAAATCTAACATGTCATTCCTCTTATATCAGTGCCTATATTTAATATAACATATTTAAGTTTTTTGTCAACCATTAAAAAGAAAAAATGGGCAGAGTATATACCCTGCCCATTCCTGTGGCACACTTACTGTTGTGCTGCCTTAATATACTTTCCATAACGATCATGGAACTCATCAAAACACTCAACAGCATCTGGATCGATTGGAAGACTGTATTGAGTAAGAGCAAGTTTGATACCCATAACAACCAATTCCGTATCGAAATTATCCATTGCAAAACGCAAAAAGTTATTCACCTTAGCATCAAACTTTTTATCATTTTTTGCATCTGCATCTTGAAGTTCGTAACAAAGTGAAACAGTCAAGGAATACATGGCACTGATTTCTTTTGTGTTCAACTCTTTTACTTTACCATCTAAGATGTCTGATGGATTTGGCATACTCGATGCAACTTTACGGTGTGCCATAAACTTAACAGCAAGTCCTTCGCCAACCGAACCCGCTACAAGATCTGTAATAACTTCTTGATCATCTTCATCGTCAAGCAATTCGCTCACAAACGTCCATGTTCGTGGTGTTGCAAACGAACGACTTGGACTACGAGGATCAAAGTCAAACAAATCTTTTTTTGCAAACTGAAGATAACCAACTACATCTTTGTGTATCTTGTTAGCAACAGCCCACTCAAACCAGTCATTGAAATCAACAGCCAGTTCCAAGTGTACAAAACGGTTAGCAAGCGGAGCAGGCATGCGGTAAGTAACACCTTTGTCTGCTTCGCGGTTACCAGCCGCAATGATTACTACATTGTCAGGTAGTACATATGTACCAACCTTACGGTTAAGAATAAGTTGATATGCAGCCGCTTGTACAGCAGGTGCCGCTGAGTTCAACTCATCTAAAAACAAATAAATTGTCGAGAATTTTTTAGCAAATTCTTCGCTTGGAAGTTCTACAGGAGGAGCCCATTTCATTGTGTTATCATTTGCACTGTAGTAGGGCATACCTTTGATATCTGTAGGTTCCCAAAGTGACAAACGAACGTCAATGAGATATGAATTAGGTGTTGAAGTTTGAATCTGTTCAACAATTTCGGATTTACCAATACCTGGAGGCCCCCACAGGAAGATTGGACGTTTTTTAGCAATTGCTCGCTGAATTCGTGATTTAGCCTTGTTAGGGCTTACAGTACGTGTAATTTCTGCAACACTCATCTGTGTATTCCTTTCAATGTTAATCAGTGCCTATACAACTAATATAGCACCAAACAAGAAAGTGTCAACCACTATTTTCTATTTTTTTTGATCTTTTTAAAGCTTTTGCTAAACCGTATTTTCTTATATCTCCTGAGAAAAGAGTAAGTTCGACTGCTTTCTTTTCATTTGTTACGTACACTGCTCTTGATGTAAGGTAATATGGACAATCTATAAAATGATCCAGCCAAATTATAATTTGTGTTGTGATAGGCATGTCTAACGGAAAAGGTATCTCATAGTTTGCTAGTTCAATACTTTGTACTACATTCCATCCTTCATCAGTTAAACGTAGTCCGCCTTCGTCTTTTTCTCTAGTATTTTTCCACCATATAGGCAAATGTATTTTTACATTACTAGAAGAATCTGCTTCTCCTATTTGTTTTAAAAATATCTTTGTATATGCTTCTTTCCATTTCATATGGTATTTAATCGTAATCTGCAAATCTATTGTGCAATAAGAATGCTTGATTGTATTCTATTATTTTGCTTATATCAGGCCAAATAGTTTGCCAATCTAATTTACAGATATAATCTATAGTTTCTACAATCTTTTGTAGTCTTTTTTCTTGATCTATTTCTTTATCATAATCTTCTGACCAGAAATTATTAAATGTTTTAAATCCTAATTTATGTAAACTTTTTAAACTATTATTTTTGCCTACAATGACAAAAGGATGTGCAGCAAGAATAGTTTTAAATATTTTTTCTGAATGAAACATTGCATCTTCATTAAAGAAAGTTTCATTTACAACACTAAACCATGTGTTAAGAAAAATATCTCTATTGAAATTGTTAGCCCAGTTTACATCAAAATCTTTTCTATCAACCACAAGGGGACTGTTTTCTAATTCTTCGTGCTCTGGATAACTAACAAGGTTGTTTTTTATAAGGCCTAGTTTTTTTAGTTTAATAATTATACTTAATCTGTGCTGTCTATTTTGCCTGTTTAAACAATTAAACAAATGTTTTCTTGTATTGTTGTATTCTTTAATTGGAATAGGAACATGATCAGTTTTTACACGCTCTGCCCAAACAGGTTGTGCAATTATATTAATAGGTGTTGTAAATTGACTTTGTGCCTTGAACCATCTTTTGTATCTTTTTTGTTCGTACAAATTGCTAGTAATTATATAAAGAGGTTTACCTCTAGGTATTTTATTGTGAATATATTTGTAGTGGTTATGTAGAGGAAATGCTTCTGACATTTGATCAATTACAAGGCGAGATCTATTCCAATGATCAATTAATTTATCTATCCATTCGTAAGGTCCTTCACTAAGCGTATATCCACCTAATGGTTGTGCAGAAAGAACGGTACTATTCTGATACAACTTCACCTTGTGTCAACTTTATTACTACAAATTTATCTGTTTTAAATTGTTGATTTAATCTTTTTGCAAGATTATGTGCATGTCCTGGATTAGAAAAACTTGTTTTCTTATACTTAGGACCTGGATAGTTTGTAATTGAATTACTACTTTTTAAATTAAAAGGCTTGCCGTCGTAGAATACTGCCCAGATTGCATCTGCATCTAAAATTTGCTCACATTTGTACGTTGCACTATTTGTAAATTCTAACAGTATTGTAGGCTTTGGTCTTGACATATACGTATCCTTTTAAAAACTACGTATATATTTATCTTTTTACCAACCAGTTCCGGCGTCTATATCAACTTTTATTACCTGATCTCCGAGTCCGCCGCTGTTTTCTTTTACATATTTTTCCATGTCGCCTTGTAATCTAGACATTACAATGCCCATAGTAAAAGCCAAGTTTTTTGCAGTAGTAATATCTAAACGCAAATCCTTGGCTCTACTATTCTCAGCAGCCTGTACTTGTTTAATAAATTGCTGTATAGGTTGTGTATTAAGAGGTTCTGTTGACATTGCTTAACATTAATTTCATTTCTAATTCAGTTTTGTATGGACCCATATACTTATTTCGCTCAAGTGTAATTAACTTAGGGCAAAAACTTTTTAACCAGTTTTTGTTAAATTTAATTAGATAGTATCCTGCACAATATACACTTTTAGATTTTTCACTTTTTGTAAAAAGCGGCAAGTTTCTGCTTATATCAAACATACTGTTATAAGGTTTGTTTTTTGTAGGAAAGCCGTGTATTTCTCTTGTGTCTTCATCTACATCGGGTGTTGTAATTTTTGCTGTTAAGAAACTTTTGCCAAATTCTTGTTTAATTTGTGTTTCACTATGAAATGTAACTACGCCTTTTTTTGTATAGATAAATTTATCTTCGTCTTTAGTAAGTGTACCTATACGGATGCCTTCATCCTCAACAATCCAAAATTTATCTTTTAATACTGGTTTTACATTCATTGTCATTTAATATACCTCGCTTGTAAAGGTTCTGCAAATGTTGCTGCTTGATCTGCTACACGTTGCATATCCCACTTTGCACAGAATTTCATAAGGCGCATGCCTACTTGTGAAATATTTTTAGATTCTACAGTTTGAATAGTCGTATCAATTTGTTCTCTAATATCATCTGGTTGTGCTGTAAGATCACACAATGTAACATTGCGGTTGTAATCATCTAGCACACGATGTTCTGCACCTTCATGATCTACCCAACGTTGTAACATCATGTTGTTCCAGTTGAAGCCTTTTGTGTCTTTGTCAGCAAACGCTTCTAACAAACCTACTTTGTTCTTTGTGCCTTTTTTGCGTACACCTGGATATGCACTAAACACGTTGTCACTAGTGTCACCACGCATACATTTTTCAAACAACATAAATTCAGGGTCAGGAGCAGCCTTTGCTTCACCCGTTTTCTTATCAACTACCGCATGACCTTTATCGTCAAAGTAGCCTTTGTATGTAATAGTTGTGTTGCTCACACCGTTGTACTGTTGTACATTATGAGCAATAAGTTGTGCAAAGTCACCGTCTGTTGAAATAATAATATGTTTGTCGTTGGGATGATTTTGTATCCAGCCTGCAATTAAGTCGTCTGCTTCTAGTACAGAATTGTGTAACACAGTGCAGTTTGTTTTTGTATCTACAAACTGTTTAAAGTCGTCAAACACTTCAAAAAAGATTTTATCTTCTTCTGCTTCACGTGGACTCATTGCATCTCGGTGTTCTTTGCGATTACGTTTGTAAGGCTCATAATAGTCCTTACGCCAACTGCGTCCTTCTAAACAAAACACAACATGATCTGCGTCAAAGTCACGCCATGCTTTCTTTACACTGTTAAGTGTAATGTGTAGTGCCATACCGACTTTAGTATCGATGTCGCCACGCACAACATGACGAGCACGAAAGAATGTGTTAAGTGTGTCTACTAGTACATAGGTTGCCATTAAAAAGCCTCTTCATATCCTTCATTACTAATAGCATTATAATACAATTCTGTGCCTTTGTCAAGATCTGTTTCAATCGTTTGATCAAATTTATAATCTTTATAACAATCAATAGTTACACGGTTATGTTTACGACTTACAGCAAATGCCATCGAATCTTTGTTTTTTGTTATAATCATATTCTTTGCAACTAGTTTAGCCATTGTCAACCTCAAATAAATCATTGTCTAGTTCTGCTTTACGTTGTGCTCTTTTGTTTGCCCAGCCTTCACGCATTTTGTTACGCTTTGCAAGTTCTTCTGGACTAGGATCGATTGGAATAGGATCATCTTTTGGAGTAATTTGATCTAGTGTGGGTAAAAATGCATCATATGCATTTTTGTTTAATTCAAAGCCGATAAAGTTTCTACCATAACGTAATGCAGTACGTGCAGTTGTAAAGCCGCCACAGAACGGATCCATTACAGTTTCTTCTCTGTTACTACTGTATAAAACAAATTTTTCAATAAAGTCTTCACTCAATTGATTTTTGTTTTTTATTTGACCTGGCTTGTAATCACGTGGCATATCTTGTACAGTTAATCTATCATGATAACTGTCTTTTTGATCTGAGTAATATACGTTTGTATTAAATGTACGTTTTTGTTTACCTCTATTTGGCTTTTGCCAAAACAACACATGATAGTGACTGCTTACCCATTTCTTTTTAGTGCTTACACCAAATGAATACTTTGCAATTATATGATTAATTTCTTGTAAGTCTGTTGCGTGTAGTGCGTTCAATACATGGTGTAGGTTAGTATATCCGCTTACAATATAAATGCTACCACCTGGTCGTAAACATCTAGCACACTCTGAAATCCACTCTTTGCTGAATGTATCGTATGTTTCTAATGGAACTTCTACATAACCTGGAACTACATTGCTTTCATCTCTGTGATAAACAACATCAAGTTTATCTCCTTCGATGCCATAAGGAGGATCAGTGAATATCAAATCCACTGATCCATCTGCTATATGTTCACGCATACCAGAAATACAATCCTGGTTGTAAACTTTATAAGTCATTAATAGTCCTTTGTGTCTACTAATTTGTCACCTTCTAGTGCATGTCTATCTTTAATCTGCGGAACTGCACCTAGTATTTTCCACGGACGTTCGTCGCCTACTTTGCTTAGTGTCATTCCAATCTTTTCAAAAATTGACGTAGTTATCATATTATACGACAACTTGTATAAAGATTCAAGTGTTTTTTCGAAGTTTCTTACACCATCTCTTGCTTTTTTAGGATTGTATGAATTTGTAAACAATATAATTTCAACTGGGTCAAACTTTTTATTACATGCATCTAAAATATGAGAAAATGTTCGTAACGGGTATGTATCGTTATCTACACTTACAAGAATTCTGCTTTTATTGTTTATATCAAATCCACTACTTTTACACCAGTCTTCCCAGCCTTTGCGATTTTGTGTTCTAACAAGTCCTAAATCTTGTCCTGCTTCATATCCTGAAATAATATTATTGATGATTTTTGTAATGTTTCCGCTCTTGTTATTAAAAAACTTTTCAATATCTACATCGTTATATAACCACCATTCGATTTCTTCTGAGATAGGTTTTAATTCTCCCAATCTACAAAGCTCAATTCCTGCTGTCTCAAAGTCTTTTCTAAGTGTAGGAACTGCCGGAGGGTGCTCGTTAGCAATAAGTCCGTTAGTAACATAGTTACGTTCACTATCGTCTTCGTAATCATATACTGCTACTGGGAGCCATTTTTCTTCGTTGCGTTTTGCTGCAATTACACGACCTCTACCGTCTCTAAACTTGCCATCTGTGCCATAACATGGCGGTGCATACTTTGTTGAAAAGCCGTGGTAGAAAAAACTAGCCTGAATACTTTCGATACGCTCCTCTGTATTCTGCTCTTGTCTAATCGACATATTCCAAAGATCTGGATTGGTTTCGTCGACTGTATCTAAATCTAAAAATGTAAAATGTTGGAACTCAGCATTTTTTTGCTGACGGATATGTTCAAATCCGTATTCTCTTAAATTAATTGTTCCGTGATTGTTGAATCCTGTCACCGTTGAGGTGCCTGCGATTTCTGGTGTCGCCATAGTATATCTCCTTCATTGCTCTATGCGTTTGGGTAAACAGAATTTGCCTAAGCGTTTACTGTCTACATAACTATTTATCATTTTGCAATTAACTATCAAATACTTTCGATTAATGCTCTTTGCATTGCACGTTTTTGATCTTTATAAGAAACTTCTACTAGATTATTAGGTTTAATCTTAGAAAAAACAAATTCTACTGCACTAAATGGAATATGTGCTTCAATGCCATCTGGCACTGCAACTAGATATTGTTTTATGTCTTTACCGCTAATAATTGCAATACTATCTTGTTGCCCTAGTAGGTAAAAATCTGCAGGATTTTCAATCTCTACACCTTTGTTCTTACCTAAACTGTTTTTAAGTTTTACTTTGATAAATGCTTTTTCTTTGCCTGTTTTTGTAAACAGACCATTTGCCATATATTTAAATTCTAAATCTAAACCTGTTTTAACATCATGATGATCTCTACCAATATCGTCTACCCATTGTAGACGTCCTTGTGTATAAACTTCTAGAGATTGTTCAATAATGTCTGCTTTATCAAATCGATCCTTACGATCATTAAGTTGATCGCCTACACTTGCTATTAGTTTAGCATATCGATTAGATTGTATTACTTCGCTAAGTACTTTCGCATAAGTTTGTGTGTTCATTGTTGTGCCTCTATTGCATTATTAACTATTAATAATATAACACACAAACACCCAAATGTCAATCTTTTAAAAAACCAAATTCAGGATAAAGATCTAAGAATTTTGTTGCTCTTGTACTGTCAAAATAATCCAACATGTATCTAAAATAATCACGTTGTTTATCTGATAAAGTTTTTTGTGGCTCCGTTTTAATCCAATCTAACCAGTTGTAGTCGTCTATTAGGTTTAAAGTTTTTAACTCTGGTAAGAAAGTTTCAATTTTTTTTACAATTTCAATTCTGTAATCAATGGGTGAGTTGGCAAAATGTAATGGCTCTGGCCAATCTAAAAATGTTGTATTAAAAGGAAACTTATTTTGTTTAATAAAGTCAAGCAAATTTGGCAAATCTTTTAGATTTAGCAATTGTATTGTAGGCTCTAAGGTAATTTGAAAATTCTCATATTGGTCGCATATTTTTTTAGATCTTAAAATCTTGCTTTCCAATGCAGACCAAGAACTAGGGTATCGAACATATTCTAAAACTTTTCCAGTAGCATCCAAACTTATTGATAAGTTTACATGCTTAAACTTTGTAAGGTATTTTTCTATCCATGATTCTTTGATAATTGTGCCATTTGAAATTATGTGTACCTTTATATGACCGCTTTCTTTTCTATTCACTAATTCTTCTATCAAAGATGTAAATCCCTTCATCACAAACGGCTCGCCGCCGACTGCCATAATCTCTTGAGTTCTTTTTGCATTTTCAAGTATATGGTCAACAAATCGCTGGTTGAAATTATTAGATGATGTAGAAAGAACTTCTAGGTCTTTACTATTGGTATAAGGATTGCTTTTGCCGAATTTATTATATTCTAGCATGTTCTTTGCAATTTGATTGCTCAATGTAGGGTTACACATCACGCACTGCAAGTTACATTCGTTGCTCATTCTCAAATCAAAACTCAGAGGACTAGGAACAACTGTATGGGCATTTTTATAATAATAATCGGCTAATGATTTCCATTTATGATTTTCATACTGTCGGTTTGAAATGATTCCCTGTTCTTCACTTTCAATACAACTTTTACAGATATTTTTAGGGATGATTCTTTGATTGAATTTGTGTCTTAATTTTTGTAAAGTCTTGCTGTTCCATACTTCATCGACATCCTTGCCTAGAATATTAATATCGTCTGAATCTAATTGTTTTGCATAACAACAGGCTTTCATATGCCCTGTTGTTGTCACAAACATTTTAACAAAAGGATGGACACAAAAATTTTTGTATAAATCTTCTATTTCATTCGTCATGCACTATTATGATACTTCACTTCTTCCTTTATCTATAGGTACAACATTAATATAGCCTGCACCTCTGTCTGTATCTAAACCTTCATCTACAAGCATATTGTAAACAATATCTTTAAACCATCTATCAACAATTTCTTCTTCAGGATCAACATCTGTTCCATAACCTGCTTCTAAAAGTTGTTTAATAAAATATTCATTCCAATCTAGTTCAAAGAATCCGTTACGAATATTTTCTTCATTCACTTGCACATCTAAAACACTTACCCATGGCTCTTTTCTTTTTGTTGCATATTCTTTTGGATCTTTCTTTTTTAGAAACTCGAGTTTTTCTTTTTCAAACTTTGCCTTTTCTTCTTCGGCTTTTTTGTCTCTAACAATTTTATTCCACCATCCCATTATAAGTGTTTCCTTAGTTTTTTGTATTGTTCTTCAGTGACTATCCCACTAGCGTACTTACTAATTTCCTTATGTTCCCCAGGCATTTCCGAATAGGCTAATGTGGAGTCTTGGAGTGAACCTCCAGCCTCGTTCCATACAGAGCTTCGCCACCTCTTGTACCGTGATGTTGTACCCTTCCGAGCGACCGCCAAGCGGCATAAGATAGACAGGGCATTCCACACCCGCTGAACGATATTCACTAACTGCTCTACTAACTTCATCAACATCATCCATATCAGCAACAACAAATTTAAGATACACAGAACTGCTGTCACAACGAGCGTAATCACGCAAGACGTCAGGTTTGATAGCTGAATCCCAAGTTTCTCCGCTGACGGATAACTTAGGAGAACAACTAAATGTCCATTCAATTCTGTCATTGTTGTTGATGTAATTGAACAAATCATCATGTAAAAATTGTGTAGTGTTTGTTTCAAACGTGACATTTTTTAAATCTTTCATTTTCGGATGTTCAAACAACTCTACGTAGAGTCGTTGCCATGCAAGTAATGGTTCACCGCCTGTCATAATCAAATGAATATCTTGTCCATTATCTTGTGTCCATTTGCCTTCCGGCAATAAACTAATCAAATGATCTACAACTTCGTCTACTTCTGCAAGTTTGTTAAAGTGTTTAAACTCTGGATAGATACTAGCATATGTATCACAACCTGTGTGAATAATAGGTAAATCTTCAAATTTTTCTGTAGTTTCGTGTACGCCTGCGTCAAGTAGTGCCTTTACTTCTGGATTGTAACGATTGCCTTCTGCGTGTTGTTCCCAACGATTCTTGTCTTTTGGTAAGCCAAAATTCATACAACGAAAGTTGCAACCAAATGTACGTAAAAATACGCTAGGTACTCCTACGTATTTACCCTCACCTTGTACACTATAAAATGCTTCACTGTAACGTAATTTCATGTGTCTGTTCCTTTATATAATTTGCAATATTTGTACCAAACTCTTTATGCACTCCGTAACCTGGATGACGTTTGTCTTTTGCCAAATCACTATCTTTTCTTCTTCTCATAGTATCAATGTCTTCTACTGCAATAAAATCTATGTTATTCCATTTTTCGTGTTGAAAGTGCCAAGGTTTTGCATTAGCATGGTAATTGATTATGTTATGCTCGTCTAAGTAAGATTTTGCTACTCTCATGTATAAGTTAGTTGTCCAATTAGAATCATAATCTGTATAAAGATTTTTAAAATATGATTTAATTGCTTTATCGCCTTTCATACCCCACATCTTTACTTGTACTGAATTCATTGATATTTCGTCAGTTAGTATTGCATGTCTGTTATGAAATGTCCATAAACAAATAACTGTGTCACCTTCTTGGTATTCAAATGTCAACAAGTCGTTAAGTATTTCTTTATTTGAATAACCACTCATTCCTTTGTTAATGCATTCTAAATTTAACAATTTAGAAACAACAGAAGGCCAAGCAAGTTTGCTCGGCTCTTCATTGTGCGGCCATATATCTTTTAAATTATCACCGTATGTCAAACTACAACCAAATGCAATTAACCTTGCCATTCTGCTTTTGCCTTGATAAATCTTTCTGCTAGATCGTATTTAAGTTGCAGATTAAAAATGGTTGTAGTGTTATAAGGTTGTGTAAAAGAATAATTAATTTCAAACATTAGCAAGCAAATTCCTGTTGTAGTTTGATGTTGTCAAAGAACTCTTTCTTAGTTGTAGGATCATCTTTAAAACTACCTCTTAGCACAGTTGTTTGTGTAAGTGAACTATGTGCCATAATTCCGCGATTCTCGCAGCAGCCGTGTGTTGCTTGAATGTATACACCTAAGTGCTCGGCACCTGTCGCTTTTTGAATCTCACGTGCAATATCATTTGCAAGTTCTTCTTGCAGTGTGCCGCGTCTTGCACACCACTGTGCAATTCGTGTATATTTAGAAAGACCAATTAATTTTTCAGCAGCAATAATACCAATGTATGCAGTGCCAACAACAGGCTGGTGATGATGTGAACACATTGATTTAAGTTCACTGCGTACTACTAGCATACCTTCATAACGGTCTTCCGAATCATTTGGAAATGCTGTTGCATCAGGCTTAGGATCATAACGTCCTGCCATAATTTCATTTATATACATTTTTGCTAGACGTCTGCCTGTATCCTTTGAATTAGGATCATTTACAATGTCAATACAAAGACTTTCAAGAACGCTTTCGAACTTAGGTGTAAGTTCTTCTATAAGGGCTTCTTTGTCACCTTTTTGCATAACATATGATATGTTATCGCCAGCCCAGTAACGTTTACCAGCATCTTCTAATCGTTGTTTTAGTTCTAAACTTTTTGTCATTTATTTCTCCGAGTTATAGACGAGGATGTCTATTAATTTAATATACCATGTATTTAGGTTTTTGTCAAGATATTTCTTCAATATCTGTTACATCACTAAAAGGAACTACACGTTTGATAAATTGTTTCTCAGCATCTTTAATTTCGTACAGTTCTCTTTTGCTATCTTGAGATAATAGAACACCTTCTCTTTCTAGTTCGACATATGCATTAACCGGAAGATCTGCCATGCTATACATTCCACCAAGTCTGCCAAATTTGTCTACAGGCCATTCTGCTTTATACTTGCATTTATATTCTTTATATTCAGTACTCACTTACATTCTCCCAAGGATAAACTAACCAAACATCTTCTTCTGCTTTATTGATTTCGTGTGCGTAATAACGAACTAATCCGCAGTCACTTGCTAAATTTTCAGTTAAAGTTGCGAAACGAACGTTTTGGTCCCAAACTCTGTTCCATCGATCATGATCGGGTAAACAACCACTAGTCCAGTCTTTTACAATCCAGTTAAATGTTGTACCAGTGTCGTTAATATCGTCTACAATAAGAATATTACTTTTGTTTTCAATAGTAATAATATCAACACCTGCACTTGCTTGAATGTCTTGATTATGAGTTTGAATTTTCATATCTTCATATCCAAATGCATCTTCTGCCATCCAACAGTTGCTTTCGTTTCCGTAACCTTCATTGTCATCACGCAAACTAACCTTTAGTGCTTCGCAACGAATACCAGTCATGTTAGAAATAATAGTTGCAGGAATGTTACCACCTCGTGTAATACCTACAATGTAATCAGGACGCCAATTATCTTTATACATCTGCATGACAATACTTGCACACATCTTTTCTACGTCTTGCCACGAATAATAATGTTTCTTAATCATTCTTTTTCCACTCATCCATTTCAGTTTTTATATCAGTAATTTGTTCGTTTGCAATACCAGCAGCCATTGATTGAACTTGTTCTAGTAAGTGCCTACAAGTAGATTCGTCATATTGTTTATAACTAATTTCAGCAAATTCATTACGAATACGATGTGCTTGTATACACAAATCTTTCATTGCATTTATACGTCTAATCCATTCTTCAATTGGATGTTGCATTAAAATGGTACCTCTGCTTCTGGTTCGTGATTACCTTTATAGTCTTGATGAACCATTTTGTAAATTGATTCAAAGTTTTTAAAAGCTTTTTCTAAACCGGGATAATGTTGACACATATCTTTAATTTTATTTAATGAAGGCATTGTATCTACAAATTCAGTTTGTTCCCAAGTAATATTGTCACTCCAGTGTGTATCATCAATTGTGATGGTTAAATTACCATCACTAATAGTACTGGCATTATTAATATTAATGTCTGATATATTAAATGTTAAATCTTCGTCAGAAATAATGTCTATAGTTGCTGTTGTGATATCACTTATACTAGTTGAATATGTGTGGTCTGTACTTGTACCAAAAATAATATCATCATCATTACCCATCTGCAATATTCCTGTATAGTTCGGTTCCGTCAAAAAATTCTTTGTTAAGTTTAGTGCGCTGTTTTTCTAAACTTATAAGATAGTCATCGTAGTTTTCCATATAGTCAACAATCTTGGCAGCAATGTCTCCTCTATGTTTTCTATATGCACTATAATCTTCAGTCCATTGACTAGGATATTTAAATTCGGGCAATGCCATTTCTGAATAACTTAATCTATCAGGTACCATAGGAATAGCATCTACTAGAGCGCCTTCGTACCAACTGATACCTAGTGTTTCTTGTAAGTTAGCACTAAACACAAGTTTTGCTTCTCCTAACAAGTTGTGATATTCATTTTTAGTAAGCGTTTGCTCTTGACATACAACAAATTCATATTCGGGTAGTTGTTGTTTTAAATCATGGAATATATCAACTTGTTTTTCTGGAGCAATACGATGCGGGAAAAGAATTAGATCACGCTTCTCCATACCTTTGTATTGATCTAAACTGCTACGTAAATATTCCATAGGCCAACCTACACGATGTGTTTTATCTATATCAACTTGATAATCTTCACCTAATGTATCTGCAAACATTTCAATATGAAAGTCAGTTGCAAAAAAGTTATCATCATAACATTCAAACATTGACATTTCAGCATGTCTTACCCAGGGCTTATCTCCAATCAACCTGCCAAGAAAGTCATGAGGGTCATAACTACCAGCATGCCAAAGCCCGCCGATGCTAACATCAACGTCCAAGAGTTCTGCCATATAACGTAACTGAATAACAGTAGGGTTCCAAGCATCGGTATATAAGAAATAATCTCCATTTTGAATTTGCCCTTTACAAAACATTTCGCCTATGATTTCTAGTTGTTTTGATTTGTAAACATTGGTTCCGCCAAAATTGAGAAATGCCCCAGGCGTTGTTGCCTGAGGCGTCTCGCCACCACTGATGACTTTTACATTTTCGTTTGTAGATCGTGATAGTTGCTTTGGAAGGTAATCTTTCCATTGCTTAGTGTAGCGTGTATCAACTGCTTCAATATCTACAATATAAATTGTCATTAATGTCTCCGATTGTTAAAACTTCGACTTGCGTTACGTGACTTAGCACGTAAATAATTTTGATATTTAATATAAGATTGCCAAATAGGCGCATCTTTTTTATACAAATCAGCCTCGTTAAAGACTTTACCTTCAAAGCGACAATAGTCGCGGAACTTATCCAAATCATTAAACACTTTTGTATAAGCGTCACGATTGAACTTAATAGTCATTTACCTAATTCCTTTTTACTATGGGTAAACAATTTGACAGCCATTTTCGCCATCTTCGGCGACATCAATAACAACAAAGCGGCCGGGATACTTTGCGTTAATCTGTGTGTACAAGTCATCTGCGATCATTTCGCACGACTTGTGATTTAGTTCAATAACCTTGTCGTCATAAAGACTTTCTAGCCAACGCTTGAACTGAATAAATTCAATGTCACGATCATTATGTGTAACTTGAATTTGTACCTTAAAATGAAAGATGTGTCTATGA